GGGGTTTGGGGCCTTTCGGCCCCAATGGGGGTCCAGGGGGCGAAGCCCCCAGGCCGTGCCTTTCCTGAAGGGGGCGCAGGTGGATCAATTCTGGAACATGGTGAAGGCGCAGGCTGGGGTTTTGGATGGGCTGAGTGGTGTTGCGCGCTTTGGTCTGGTGTCCAGTTTTGATCCGTCGGCCTACGCGGCGCGGGTGTTGATACAGCCGGAAAATGTTTTGAGCGGGTGGTTGCCGATTGTCTCGAGCTGGGTGGGGGCGGGGTGGGGGTTTGCGGCGCCGCTGACGCCTGGGGCGCAGGTGTTGGTGATTGCGCAGGAAGGTGAGGCCGAACAGGGTGTGATTGTCGGCGCTGTGTGGTCGCAGGTGGATACGCCGATGGCGGCGCCGGCGGGTGAGGCGTGGCTGGTGCATCAGAGTGGTAGTTTTTTGAAGCTGCATAATGATGGGACGATCGCTTTGCAGGCGCCGGTGGTGAATGTGGCCGGGGATCTCGTGGTGAGTGGTAATATCTCGGATTTGGCGGGGGCGCATGGCACGCTGGCTTCGTTGCGTCATGCTTATGATGTGCATGAGCATCCGTTACCGGTTGGTGGGCTGACGGGGACGACGACGGTGGTGGTGTAATGGCGGATCTGGCGCTGCAGTTTGGCGGCGATCTGGCGGTGGGGCCGACCGGCGATTTGAGGGTGAGCGATGGCGTGGGGCTGACGCAGGAGCGGGTGATGCGGCGGCTGCTGACGAATGCTGGCGATTATATCTGGCAACTTGGCTATGGGGCGGGGTTGGCGCAGTTTGTCGGGCAGCCGGGGGCGCCGGCGGCGATGGCCGGGGTGACGCGCACGCAGCTGTTGCAGGAGGCGGCGGTGGCGCGCACACCGACGCCGGTGATCAGCGTGCAGGATGGCGGCGATGGGACGTTTGTTTTGTCCCTGAGCTATGCGGATGCGCCGGATGGCGGGACGTCCGTACTTTCATTTTCGGTATAGGTTGTCATGACATTATCGTTACAGAATTTCTCGACGTTGGTTGAGACCATGGCGGCGTCCGTACAGGGGGCGACGCAGAGTTTGCTGGATTTGACTGTGGGGTCGGTGCTGCGGGCGATATTGGAGGCGAACGCATCGCTGGCGTTATGGCTGCAATGGTTGATTGTGCAGGTGCTGGCGACGACTCGGCTGGCGACGAGCAGCGGGGCGGATTGCGATAGTTTCGGGGCGGATTTCGGGTTTACCCGGTTGCCGGCGGTGGCGGCGACGGGGTTTGTGACGTTTGCCCGGTTTTCGCCGAACGTGGCGGCTGTGGTGCCAGCGGGGTGCGATGTGGCGACTGCGGCGAATGGTGTGACGTTTACCGTCGTCTCGGATTCGACGAATGCGGCTTTTAGTGCGGCGCTGGGTGGATATGTGCTGGCGGCTGGGGTGGCGGGTGTGACCGTGCCAGTGGTGGCGACTGTGGCGGGGGCGGCGGGGAACGTGCAGCCGGGGGCGATAAGTTTGATTACGTCGGCGATTGCCGGGGTGGATACGGTGAGCAATGCGCTGGTGCTGGCGGGGGGCGCCGATGCGGAGAGCGACACGGCGTTTCGGGCGCGGTTCGGGAATTATCTGGCCAGTTTGTCGCGTGCGACGAATCTTGCGGTGGGCGCTTCGGTGGCGGCGATACAGCAAGGGCTGAGCTATGTGATCAATGAGAATGTCAACCAGGCCGGTGACGTGCAGATGGGGCATTTTGTGGTGACGGTGGATGATGGCTCGGGCAGCCCGCCGGCGACTTTGTTGAGCACGGTACAGCAGGCGGTGGATGCGGTGCGGCCGGTGGGGACGAGTTTTGCGGTGCAGGGGCCGGTGGTGATGGCGGCGAATATTTCGGTCAGTCTGACGACCGCTGCGGGCGCTTCGCATGCGGCCGCGGTGGCGGCGGTGGCGGCGGCGATCGAGAGTTATGTTGCTGGTTTGGCGGTGGGGGCTTCGCTCAGTTATACGCGGCTGGCGCAGCTGGCCTATGGCGCTTCGAGCACGGTGACGAATGTTGCGGGCTTGTTGTTGAATGGTGGGGCGGAAGATCTGGTGCCCGGGCTGTTTGGCGCGGTGCGGGTTGGCACTGTGGCGGTGTCCTGATCATGACCGGCGATGTCGGGGATATTCTGGCGCGGTTGAAGCTGGTGCTGCCGGCGCGGTGGTTTGGGGATATGACGCCCGTTCTGGATGGGCTGCTGACCGGGCTGGCTGCGGCCTGGAGCGGGTTGTATGGGTTGTTGGGTCAGGTGGCCGCGCAGGCGCGGATGGCGACGGCGAGCGGGATTTTTTTGGACATCGCGTCGGCTGATTATCTGGGTGGGCGGCTGCCGCGGCGCGCGGGTGAGACGGATGTTGCGTTTCGGACGCGGCTGCTGGGCAATGTGATTTCGCAAGGGGCGACGCGGGCAGGGCTGAATGCGGCGTTGGTCGGTTTGACGCAGCGCGCGCCGCGCATTTTCGAGCCGCTGAATGCGACCGATACCGGCGGGTATAATGTCAATCTCGGCTATAACCTACAGGGTGGCTATGGCAGCCTGAATTTGCCGTATCAGTTTTTTGTGACGGCGTATCGGCCGAACGATACGCCTATAAGCAATGCCGGCGGCTATGCGGTGGGGCCTGGCGGCTATGGCGTGGCGCCGATGTTTTATGCCGATGCGGCGTCATTGGCCGGGTCGGTCAGCGATGCGGAGATTTATGCGGCGGTTGCCGCGGTGCTGCCGACATCGACCATCGCCTGGATGAATATCTCCAACTGAGGACCGTTTATGGATCGTAATATTGTCTATCCCGGGAGCATCCCGCTGGATACGGATATTTTGTACCCGAATCGCAATGCGATGGTGGGGATTGCGGCGCTCTCTGCGGCGGTGCTGGGGCAGGGCACGGTGGCCGATGGGCTGGCGTGTGCGCCGACGGCGCCGGCGTCGCTAACGGTGGTCGTGGGGCCTGGGAGTATCACGCAGCTCACCAGTGTGGATGCGACGGCTTATGGGTCGCTGGCGGCGGATGTCACGGACCAGATCGTGAAGACCGGCATCAATTTGCAGGCGACGAGTTTTACGCTGACGGCGCCGGCGAGTTCGGGGCAGTCGATCAATTATCTGATCGAGGCGACGTTCGGCGAGAGCGATACCGATGCCGTGGTGCTGCCCTATGTGAATGCGGCGAATACGAGCCAGCCTTATTCGGGGCCGAATAATGCGGGGACGGCGCAGACGACGCAGCGGATACAGCGGGTTCAGTTGCAGTTAAAGCCAGGGGGGGCGGCGGCGGCGGGGACGCAGAGCACGCCGGCGGTGGATACGGGCTGGGTCGGGCTTTATGTGATCACGGTGAATTATGGTCAGTCGGCGGTGACGGCGGCGAGTATCGACGTGGCGTCCGGGGCGCCGTTCATCGGGTATAAACTGCCTGCTTTGCGGCCTGGCTTTTCGACAATGCAGGTGTTTGCGCAATCGGGGACGTTTGTCGTGCCGAATGGCGTGACGATGGTGCGGGTTACGGTGATCGGCGGTGGTGGGGCGGGTGGTTATCACAGCACGATGCCGAGCGGTGGCGGGGGGGCTGGCGGGCGGGCCGAGGGAGTCGTGACGGGCCTCGCGGCCGGGCAAAATATTGCTGTGACGGTGGGGGCGGGCGGGGGGGCGTTGGGGAGCCCCGGCAATGGGACGCAGGGCGGGACGTCGAGTTTCGGGTCGTACATTGTCGCTGCCGGCGGCGTCGGGGGTATTGGCGGGACGACGGTGATTTTTGCCAATGCCGGCGGGGCCGGCGGGGCTGCCTATAATGGGCAGGCGAATTTCAATGGCGGCGATGGTGGCGACGGCATCGTCGTGGCGTGCCGTGGTGGCGATGGCGGTGGGCCCGGGAATGGGCGGGGTTCGAGCGGGCCGGAGGCGGGGACGCCGGCGCAGGGCTTTGGCGGTGGCGGCGGTGGCGGCGGCACGAGTACGGGGGCCAGCCCGGCGGGGTATCCGGGCGGCGCCGGTGGCGCTGGGCTCGTGATCGTCGAGTATTGAGGGAGCTTCAGCGATGACAACGTCAACGACGCATTTGTGGCGCCCGTCTTCGGCGCGTTATGTGCAGATCGATGGGTTTGTGCCGGTGCCGCGCGGGCCGCTTGTGCCGCCGGCGCGACCGCTGGTGTGGCCGGTGAAGGATCCTGGCGACACGCTGGATTATATCTTCGACATCGCGCCGGCGCTGACGGCAAATTCGGGCGATACGATCGCGACGCTCGATGTGACGATCAGCCCTGATGCGGTGGGTGACCTGGCGCTTGTTTCGGCGGCCGCGGATGGAACGCGCGTGGTGCTGTGGCTGACCGCCGGGCAGGCGCTGACGACCTATGTCGTGACGGTAACGATCACCACTGCCGGGGGGCGGACGCTGGCGCGCAGCCTTGCGCTGCCGGTGGCGGCGCTGGCGACGGTCGTGCCGCCGCTGTCTGGGCTGACGACGCAGAGCGGGCAGCCGCTGACCGACCCTGCAGGGACTCCGCTCACAATTTTATAAGGTGGATAGGCGATGACGACGATTGGGCAACTGCCACCGGCGGCTTCGGTCTCCGATAGCGATGAGCTGGCAATTTTTCAAAATGGGCAGACGCTGTCGGCGACGCGGGCGCAACTGCTGGCCGGCGTGCAGAGTGCGCTGACCTTGCCGCCGAATACGCTGCTGGCGGGGGTGGGGCCGGGGACCGCGGCGCCCGTGCCGGTGACGATTGGTTCCAATTTGACACTCTCGGGCGATACGCTTTCGGCCGTGGCGGCGCCGTTTGTGATTGCGTCGCTGGCCGGTGGGAGCACGCCGGGGGCGGCCGATATCGTGCCGATTGGGCAGGCCGGTGCAAATGTGGGGGTGAGTTACGCGAATTTTCTGGCCGGGCTCGGCACTGTGCCGGGCGTGCCAGGTGGGGCGCTGACCGCGACCGCTGCGGGGGCAACGACGGCGCGGACGTTGGCTGCGATCGCGAGCAATGCGGTCGCCATTGAGGATTTCGGTGCCAAGGGCGATGGCGTGACCGATGATAGCGCGGCGTTGCTGGCGGCGGTGGCGAGCGGGGCGCCGGTGCGGCTGGGGGCGAAAACCTATGCGATTGTCGGGGAATGCGATGTGTCTGGCGCGCAATGCACGTTGCTGGGGGTGGCCGGGCTGACGATTTTGAAGCGCGCCGCGCAGTCCAGGCTCGGGACGTCCGGCGCGCCGGCCTGGATGAGTTTTTCGGTGGCGTCGCTGGTGTTGGATGGTGTTATTTTCGATGCGAACAGCACGATCACGACCACCAGCTATGGGGTGGTGGTGCAAGCGAGTTGCACCAAGTCGCTCGTGACCAGGTGTCTGTTTCGCAATTCGCAGGGGGCTGGGTCCGGCTCCGGACTGACATATCTATCGAGCGATCCGACGGTCACGCAACATCGGATCGATCACTGCGAATTCACCGGGAACGTCGTGCATGGGTTTTATGCTGTGGCGCTCGATGCGCTGAGCATTACGAACTGCAGCAGCCATGATAACGGTGTCGATGGGATTTTAGTGGATAGTCAAGATCCGACATTCACGCTGAAGATTCGTCAGCTGCATATTGTGGGGAACACCTGCTGGAATAATAATGTCGGCATTTTGGTAGGCAATTTCGTCGCTAATAATGTGGATGTTCAACCGTTCACTTATGGGAATACGAATCCGGACGTGTTGGCGGCTTTGATTCTGGGGAATAATTGTTTCAGCAATAAGGGCTATGGGATTTTTGTCTCGGGGCGAAACATACTGGTGGCCGCCAATCTTTGCACGAATAATAGCTCGGTCGCGCAGGGTGGCGCTGGGATTTTGTGCGATACCGGGTATTGCAAGGTGACGGGCAATATGATCACCGGAGCTTCGGCGTTCGGGATCGATTGCGGCGGGTCGATCAATACGGAGGTCGATAATAATTATATCAATGGCGCGTTGATCGGGCTGAATATCGGTGGCGGGCAGTATAATACCGCGCGGGCGAATTTTATTCAGGATTGCACCGGCAATGGTATTGCCGTGCAGAATGTGGAGTCGAATGGGGCGGGGGATAATTTTGTCCTGGCTTGCGTCGGGCTCTCGATTGTTGGGAATTGGATAAATTATAGCGGTAATGCCGTGGGCATTCTGATCCGCGATAATGCGCAGAGTGTTTTGATCGAGAATAATATCGTCGTTGGTGAGGCTGGCGCTAATCTGACCAATGCGCTGTCGGCTTATACGGGTTCTGCGATCATACGTGGTAATTTGTTGAATTATACGGCGCGCCCGGCGGTCAATCCGGCGCTTGTCAGTGGTGTTTATACGCTGACCTATCCGGATCTGGCGGATGCTGTGAGTATCTCGCAGTCGAGTGCTGCCGTGGCGAGTATGGTGAGTGGGCAGGCGGCGTTGGCGGCGGGGACGATCACCTATTGCAATGTGGTGGATGCGGGGATTGGGTACACGACCGCGACCGTGAGTTTTTCGGGGACCGGGACCGGGGCGGCGGCGATCGCCTGGATTGCCAATGGCAAAATACTTGGGATTCAGATGAGCAGTTTTGGTTCTGGCTATGGGGCCGGGACGACCGTGACGATCACCGGTGACGGTGGCGGGGCGGCGGCGACGGCGCAGGTGGGGTTGCCGCCCGTGGCGGGGCGGCAGTTGAGCATCGATTGTCTCGCCGCCGTGAGCTTTGCCGATAGTGGAGCTTCGCCGGCGCAGAGCAATTGGACGGGCGCACCGATTACGGTGCCGGCGGGCGCGACGATCGACTGGATCGGGTATAATGGCGGGTGGCGGGCGGCGCGGTTTTCGCAGAGCGATTATGTGTCGCCGAATGGCGATGGCAGTCTGACGCTGCGGACGCAGTCCGGCAACTTGTCATTGCATCCGGCGGGCGCTGGAAGTGTGAGGATTCTCTCGGATACGGAATCGACGGGGGCGGCGGAGTTGATCGGCCGTGGTTCGCCGTTGAATGCTGTCAGCGCGCCGGCGGGCTCGACGTTTCGAAATCTTAACGGTGGTGCGGGCAGCACGTTTTGGGTGAACCAGGTGACGGGCTCCGGCCACTGGGTCGCGGTCGCCTGAGTGGGTTGGCGCTGAGTTCCACACGCGACTCGGAGATATTCTTGTCATGACGACGATAGCGCAATTGCCGGCTGCCACGACGGTGGGGGCGGCCGATTTGCTGCCGCTCTCGCAGGCGGGGACGCTGTATGCGGTGACGGTGGCGCAGCTGACGGCGGCGTCGCAGCCGGTGATCAGCGTGCCGACGGGCGATCTGCTGGGGCGGGTAAGTATCGGCGCTGGCGGGCCGGAGAGTGTGGCGGTCGGCACCGGGCTGAGCTTGAGCGCGGGGGCGCTGACCGCGACCGGTGCTGATCATGCGGGCTTTCCGGTGCAGGGCGCGATGTCGCTGACGGATGACATCGTGGTCAACGCCAATAATGCGCCGGGGCTGCTGCCGGTGACCGCGCTGCGCGGGTTGTTTTCGGCGGGAGCGGGCGTGGCGATCGATGAAAATGGCGTTGTCAGTCTTACGGTGTCGTCTCTGACGGGGCCGGCTGGGCCTGTAGGCGCCACTGGTCCCGCGGGGCCTGTGGGGGCGACCGGGCCTGCCGGTGTGGCGGGGGCTGGGCTTTCGGGTCCCGCGGCGGGGAATAGTGCGAGCACTGTGGGCGCGTCGGATTATGTCGCGCTGTGGCAGAATGGCGCGCTGGCGTGGATGCCTTATGGGCAGTTTTTGGGCGGCCAGACGATCGATGAGTTGGCGTCTGCTGGGCCTGCGGCCGATAGCGACGAGTTGCTCGTCGCGCAGGGTGGCAACAGTTTGAGCTCGCAGAGCTTTGGCGCGCTGTGGAGCTATGTGGAGACGAAACTGCCGAGCGTGCAGCTGGGTGTTGTCGAGCTGACCGGCAATACGGTGCTGGATTCGACGCAGCATAATGATCGTATTCTGGTGGCGAGTCAGCCGCTGACGTTGACCGCTAATTTCAGCAATACAGGCGCGGGTTTTTCCTGCATGTTGATCAATCTCGCGGCGGGGGTGGTGACGTTTGGTACGGGTATTTCCTCGGGGTCTGGCGGGACGACGCTGCCGCCGGGGGCGTCGACGAGTTTGGTCGGTGTTAGTTATTCTGGCGGGTCGTTGATCTGGTGGAGCGGGATCGTGCCGAATGCGCCGACGCTGACGGTGGGCACGATTGCGACGCCGGCGCCGGAGACGCCGTTTGCCGTGGTGGGGGGGATTTTCAACGATGCGCCGACGGCGCTCGATTATTCGACCGATGGCGGGGTGACATGGGTGGCGGCGGCGAACCCGGTGATTACGGCGAATGCTTATAGCTTTACTGCCGCCGGTTTGGCGCCCGGGACCTATGCGGTGCGTGTACGCGACCATGCGGATGTCGCGGTGCTGGGTGTGTCGAACAGTTTCACTATTTCGCAGCCGAGTTTGAGTTTGAATGCGCTGCCGGCGACGATCGGGCTGGGGTCTGGGCTGGCGTTGGCGGGGAGCGTGGCGCCGGGGAATGTTGCGGTGCAGGTGGGGCTCTCGACGAGCAGCAGCGTGGCGCCAAGTGGCTGGGTGAATGCGGTGGTGAGCAATGGCGCCTGGACGGCGGCGCTGACGCCGGCGGCGGCCGGCACGTATTATGTGTGGGCCGAGCAGACGGAGACCCCTGCTGTGGTGGCGATTTCGAGTGCGGTTGCGGTGGTGGCGGCGTCGATCGCGGTGAGCGCGCCGTCGGCGGGGACGGCGGGGACGGCGTTGAGCGTGTCCGGCACCGTGAGCCCGGCGGGCGATGCGGTGAATGTGCAACTGGCGACGCAGAACCTGACGGTGCCGACGACGGGGTGGAGCCAAGCGACCAATGTGGCGGGGGTGTTTAGCGCCAGCCTGACGCCGGCGCAGGGCGGCACCTATTATGCCTGGGCGCAGGATGCGGCGAGCGGGGTCTCTGGCGTGTCGGCGGCGATTGCGGTCTCGGCCGCGCCGGCGGTGACCTATGGGATCAATAACCCTGGCGGCACTTATGTGCATGGTAGCGGGACGATCGGGCTGAATGGCGCGGTTTCGCCAGCGCAGGCGATAGGCACGCAGGTGGCGCTTTCGACCTCGAACAGTGTTGTGCCGACATCGGGCTGGCAGACCGCGAGCCTGGTGTATGGCGATGCGTTGTGGGCGG